AATGCTCGTAATGAGGACATCTCTTTTTTAAGGACCCCATACTTTATAACTGAGGACATGCAAGCTGAATGGTATCGATCAATAATTTCAAACAGGAATTACAATGGCCGATTCTACGCTTTTGATAACGAGGAATATGGCAACTGTTCAGGGTATGGAGCCATAAACCCCATTCAATGGGAGAACAGAATCGGAGAGATTGGTTTAATGATCCTGCCAAACAAAAGAAAACTCGGGCTAGGAGAGCAAGCCGTCAGACTTTTGTTAGACAACGCATTTAATCAGCTGAACTTACGCACTGTTTATGGCGAATATTACACATGTGGAAATACGGGGTTCTGGGAAAAGACTTTAAAAAACATAGAGCATTTTAAAACGTTGTTGCCAAATAGAAAGTTTTGGGATGGAAAATATTGGGATTCGGTTTATTTCTCTATTGAGCGAGGTGCTATTTGATCGTTATCGGAAACGGATATATAGGGAATAAGGTAGCGGAACATTTTGGATGCAAAATATTTAAGGGGAGGATAGAGACTTATGAGGACGCTAAAACTGCTAGCTCAGGCCATGATGTTGTTTTTAATTGTGCTGGGCTTGCTGACGTCGACCTATCTGAAGCGGACCCAAGAAAAGCATTTGACGAAAACGTCACAACGGCCTCGCTACTAGCCTTAGCCACTAAGTATAAAAAGCTTGTTCATTTCTCTACTGGTTGCCAAGTAGACGGCGACCTAACAGATGACATGAAGGGAGCGGATCAAACTATATATGCGCTCACAAAAGGAATATCTGAATACAGCGTCTCAAGAATAAATCCTAACGCTTTAATAATCAGGCTTCGGGTACCTTTTGGGATAGACACACACCACAGAGAACTAATCACTAAATTCAGAACATTCAATAAATTCCATGATGAGCTACAAAGCTACACCTGTATTGAGGATATGCTTTTTGTTATGGGAGAACTTCTTAACAAGCGAGCTAACGGACTTTATAACGTGGCCAATCCTGGCTATCTGAGCCCATATCAAATCGCTTTTATTATGAGCAAGTACTACAAAGACATGACTATCGAGAAATATGACTTTGCACAAATCAAAACCAAAGTGAAACGAGTTAATACACGGATGATCTGTAAACGTTTAGAGAATGACGGGATTAAGTTACGAACAGCAAAAGACGCTCTAATCGAGTGTCTAGAAAGAAGGAAAAATGGTTAACCAATACGAATTAAACCCTGAGTTTTGGAGAGATAAAATTGTAGTGGTTTTGGGTGGGACCGGCTCCATGGGGAAAGGAATGGTTAACGAACTTTTAAAACTTCCAGTAAAGACAATCAGAGTCGCAGGACAAACAGAACTTTCAAAATATAAATTTATAACAGAATTTAGAGACAAAGAAGGCTACAAAGAAAAAGTACACCCAAAGATTCGAAACATTAGAGACTATGAAGGAATCCTTAGATTAACGCATGGGGCTGACGTGGTACTAAATGCCGCCGCTATGAAGGATGTTACTTCAGGAATCCAAGACCCAGACGAAACGTATCATACAAACATATTGGGAAATATGAACGTGCGCAATGCCTGCATTAAAAACGATGTGGATGTTTGCTTGTTCGTATCTACCGACAAAGCAACTAACCCGACAACTTTTTATGGAAAAACTAAGTTCATGGCCGAAGGGATTTATGAATCTGGGAATAATGAGAAGCCACAATCATGCAGAACAAAGTTTGGAAGCACACGGGCAGGGAACCTTTTTGGTTCACGTCGCTCAGTGATCGAGCAATGGGACGAATGGTACAAGTTAGAAAACATCCCTGAATTCAAAGTAACTTCTTTAGACATGACTAGATTTTTTATCTCTATCGAACGGGTAGCACGTTATCAATTGTGGTGTGCTGAAAGAATCACTGGAAAAGAATTACAGCCTTTTGTGCCTGAGATTTTAGGTTGTTCACTTAAAGAGATTATCGAAAAGCGTTACCCTAAAGCTAAATACAAAGTCATCGGAATCTTTGAAGGCGAAAAGCTTTATGAAGAGTTTCCAGGGAATATGAGATCAGACCTAAAACCGTGGTTAGTTGACTATGAAACTTTAATGAAAAATCTATGAGAGCAACATCTAAAGAAAATAATTTTAGAAAGGAATATGAAGATTTATTAAATGATTACTCTATGCACGTTTTTAAGCATGGCGGTATTTTAAAGGAGATTGTTCTGGACGAAGTTGGATTTAACTATTTTAAAAAACTCCTGAATAAAGAATCTTCAGACGAAAGTTTTGTATATGAAGGCGATTTAATATCTATCAGGATTTTAAAGAAATGATCAAACCCAGCACCGCATCTAAAGAGCATTTGCCAGTTATAAAGTCAGCTAGCGGATGCTTTGCACATGATGTGGATGGTAAAGAATACCTAGACTTTACAGGATCAAACCTCACTGTGATTTTGGGACATCAATCTTTTGTTCTTAACTATGCCCCGAACTTCCCTGGAAAATCATTTTTAGAGGACGAAGTGAGCGAAAGATTAAGCGAGCTGACAAAGACAAATCATTTTAGATACTTTAAGAATGGTCACAATGCCGTTGACTGTGCTTTAAGATTATCGAGGCATATTTTGGGTGATCAATTTATCTCTATACTTTTTGTTGGTTATCATGGAGTCGGAGATTTATACGTCTCTACGTTTAACCAGAATGGATTGCCTTTAATTGAGGACGATGTATATCAATACAAAAAAGATACTCACCTTGAGTTAGATTCGATCGATTATGACGTTGTTATATTTGAATCAAGATATGAAAAAGACATTAAAAAAATAAAAGCAAAGCTTAAAATCTGTGATCATCTTAAATCTGGCATTAACGGACTATGGGAAAAAGTAGATGCTGATTTTCATCTCTACGGGAAGTCATTGGCCAATGGCTATCCTGTGGCAGTTCTTACGGGTCGTGATGACTACATGAAGCGAATTGACGAAATATATTACTCGACTACGTTCGGTGGGGACAACGTCGGATTAGAAGCAATACACAAAACAATGAATGCCTATGACAGGTCTAAATGGCTTGAACTTAAAGAGTACGCCGACTCAGTTCTCCCACCTTGGCAATCACTTAAACAAGAACAAATAAAGAAGTTCACAAAACAATGTGTATTATTTACAGGCTACTGGCAGATCATGACGTCTCACACAAAGGAGGACATAGACAGACTAGCGTCTCTTTGTAAAAAAATACTATAGGAGGATTTATGAATCGTTGCAAAAAATGCGCCTTCCCATTAGGGACAAGGCCAGGAATCTATGAAGAAAACGGAGTATGTGGGGCGTGTATTAATCTTGAGCGGGCAAAGACTTTTGACTGGGTTAAGCGGGAGCAGGACTTAAAAGCTATTTGTGATGAATTAAAGTCACGAAAGCAAGAATATGATTGTGTTGTTGCTGTGAGTGGCGGCAAAGATTCAACTGTTATTGTTAGCACACTGGTTGAAAAGTACGGAATGAAACCACTGCTAGTAACGGTTACGGATGAATTCAGCCATACAAAGGCGGGAACTCATAACTATATGAATATCTCTAAACGATTTAACTTAGATCATATTACTTTTAGATGCGAGCCTCAGACTTTTGTTAAAGAGACCTTAAAAGACTTTAAAGAAACTCTTCATCCTTTAAAGTGGATCGAAGAAAAGATTTATGCAATACCTGTTAAGGTTGCAAAGAACTTTGGGATTGATACTGTATTTTTTGGCGAGAATTCAAACTTTCAATATGGTTCGACTAAAGAACTAGACTATAAACGACCTAACAATGACGGGATTAATATCTACTATTTCTTTGCGTTCTATAAGTATTCAGAATTAGGAAACCGTGCAAAAGCTAAAGAGTATGGATTTATTGATTTAGACGATACTGGCGAATGGTTACGCCAAGGCCATATTGAAAACTACACACAGCAGGATTCGATTGCTTATGTTATTCAATTATGGACTAAGTTTGTAAAGTTTGGTTTTCAGCGTGTTTCAGATATTGCATGCCGATATGTTCGTGAAGGACATTTAACCAGAGAGCAGGCAATGAGTTATATCGAGGAGCGAGACTGGCAGTGCGATCCTATGGCTAAGAGGGATTTTTGCCAGACTATCGGAATCACCGAAAAAGAGTTTGATGAAGTTGTTTCTAAGCATGCTAACAAAGAAATTGTTGCTCAAGATGTGAATGGACAATGGAAGCATAAGTGATAGTCCATATTATCCAAGCACGGACAGAATCTACACGCTTGCCTGGTAAGGTGTGGAAAGAAATTAAAGGAAAACCATTAATCGAATGGCATCTTTTAAATACTGTCTCGCCTTACCAGAGAGTTTTAGCGATCCCTTACGGAGACCCTGAGACCACGAGATTCAGAAAAGTAGCCCAGAAATATAACGCATGTTTAGCCATGCCTAAAGTACCGGAGAATGACTTGCTGAAAAGATTCATTCAAGCTGGGAAAAGATTTAATCCTGAATGGGTTATTAGAACTACAGCCGACTGTTTTATGGATAATGAATGGTTTTTAAAGACAGTAGAAGCGGCGACAAGTTACGACATCCCTATTTTCAATACGTTCAAAGAAGGCTCATGCGTAGAGGTTTTTAAATATTCTTTCTTACTTCGTGCTGATAAAGAGGTAAAATTAAAAGAACACCGTGAACACCCGACGCTGTATTTTAGAAAAGGATTCAAGAAGGAAAGCATAGATACTTTAGAAGAGTTTAATAAGTTAAAGAAAAGGATAGAAAATGGAAACTAGATCATTAGAGTATCAATCAAAATGGGGATCAGAATTTGGGAACGACTACCAAGCTAGAAACTCAATTAAAAAAGATGATAGACATAAAATATGGTTTACGTTATTAAATAATCTAGGGCTAAAAGATATTAAGTCAGCTTTAGAAGTCGGATGTTCGAGAGGGCATAACCTACACGCTATAAGACAAGCGACAGGCGCCGATGTGGTGGGGATAGAAATAAACGAAAAAGCCATAAAAGAAAGGTATGTGAATTCGATTGTTAGAGGGAGTGCTTATGATTTGCCTTTTATTGATAGCCAGTTTGATCTTGTGTATACCGCCGGAGTATTGATTCACTTAAGCGACACCGAGAAAGCCATGAAAGAAATCTACCGTGTGTCATCTCAATACATTCTGAGCATTGAATACTTTGATGATAAGGACAGAGAGATAAGTTATCGCAATGACGTATTTTGTGCGGCTAGGGATTGGCCGAAGTTATGGACAGCGATGGGGTGTAAGGTGTTACAACACGGAGAAATGAAATCTATTGGCACCACTGATCAAGGGGGTGATTTTGCTAAGTCGTGTCATTACACACTGGTCCAAAAGTGAAAATATTTTATAAACTACGTTCTAACCTATTAAACGACTTACTCCCTAGGGTTGAGTACACTAATAACCTATTAGAGGCGGATGTATTTTTAACTTGGAATTCCGTACTAAAAGAACACGAAAGAAACATAGAACTAGCCAAAGAATATAAAATCCCATCCTTTGTCTACAATCACGGACTCATGGGAGAGCATGACCACGATCCGAATGTCATCGATCATCTTACAGGACAAAACGGCAAACCGATGATTGCTGACTACTACCTAACATGGGGGCAGGCGGGAAAAGACATACTACTTAGATCAAACATCCCTGAGGATAAAATCAAGATCACGGGGTGCCCGATACTTTGGCAACATCAATACTGGTATAAATACAAAGAAATGGTTACTAGACCGCTAGGGTTCAGAGTAGATCACATAGTCGACCCTGTCACGAAAGAGAAATGGGAACTGTGCAAAGAAGAACACAAGCCTGTTAAGTACGACGGTAAAGGTCAACTAATTACTTTTTTCCCTAACCACTCTATGCACTACATTAAACGGACATGGGAGACGTATGACCAAATAAAAGACTTTGAGAATGTGTTTATTAAAGCAGTTCCAGAGCATGCGAACTGGACAGACTCACCTTTTAAAGCGTTGGACTCAGAGGACCGGCATAAAAAGATCATGTTTATTGACCCGCAGATTCCACAAAACCTAAACCTAGTCCAAGAGGTTTTAAAGAAAACAAAGATAGTGGTCACTGACGTGCCAGGCACAATCCAACTTCAAGCATGGGCAGCGGGTTGTCATGTGGTGATCCCTAGGTATGACTGGGGAGTTGAGTTTAAAAAAGAAGGCTCGTTATATACAGAAGCTGATTGTGTATGTGAGCCGGACAAAGTAAAAGAAACAATTCAAGACATTTTAAGTGGTAAGATAGACAAGACAAAAGAAATGGCGAGAATGGCAGAACTGCACGGCGCTTTAAGTTTAGGGAATCCGACAGAGAATTTTCTGGGGGCTTTAAATGTTCGAAACGCAGTATAGAGAACTGATAAAAAACAAATCTCATTGGGAAAAGATAAAAAAGATTCTAGACGAAACTAACCCTGAATATGGAATGAGTCCAGGGTTTCAGATAACACATATAGACCCAGATATATTTCCCGAAGAAGTGAAGCATGAAGCGGTACTGATAACCGAAGAAATGGCGTTAACAACAGTATTTAAAAACATCCAAAAGCTAGACCCGATAGACGCTTACATAGTTAGACATTCGTTTGGACTCCCTAAAGACTTTGCAGGAAATTCCTATTATCCAGTACAGACTAGAAAAGAGATTGCACAAGCGCTAGAATTAGAGCCTAGGGACATACTTTGGATACGTCATGAAGCGGTCCAAAAATTATTCAGTATGTTACTTGAGCCAGCCGAAGGGCGTTAAACTATGTCAGACGAAATTAAACACAAACAAGTTCTAGATAAAATACAATCAGGCTTACCAGCTTATAAGGCATATCAAGAAGTTTATAAGTGCGATGAAAAATCAGCCTTAAGCAATGCTTATAGAATATTCAGGATGGAAAACGATGGGATGAAGCAAGCTCTAAAAGACGTTGGTTTGGACTCTTATACAATAGCTTCAGAGATACAAAACATGGTTAATTCAAAGAATGATAAAAGGGCTGGAGTAGAATTAGCATTAAAGATTAACGGAGCATTTGCGCCGACTAAAACCGAAGTAAAAGCTGAAGTAGTTAACATATCAAATATACTTAATGAATTAGAGAAATGAAACTAATAATACTAATATTATCTTTAATAGTTTGGTCATATATAGGTTGTGTGGCATGGCTACTCCCGCCTTTATCTGTTTTAAAGTGGGGCACTATTGAATATCACACATCGTTATTTTTTATCTCGTTAATATTTTCAGCAGGAATAATTACGATTATTGTGTTTATATCTATTGAGTTAGTTAAAAAGTTTTTTCCAGAGTACATGTGATTGATCCAAGACTTAGAGATAAGTACTGGCGAATCACCCACCTCTATAAGATCATCAATAAGGATGGTAAGAGTCAACGGTTCACACTAAACACCGAACAAGAAACATTATTTAAACTCTATCAAGATAAGAAGCAATCGCAAGGATTAAGAGAACGTATCCTTAAAGACCGTCAAATAGGAATAACAACCTTCCACTGTATCTATTATCTCGATGAAGTGATCTTTAACCGTAACAGACAAGCAGCGATCATCGCTCACCGTAGGGACGCATTAGAGAGAATCTTTAGAGTTGTTAAGTACGCTTGGCAATCAATGCCCCCAGAACTAAGACCACAAGCAAGCATGGAGAACAAACGGGAACTAAAGCTATTAGAACCAAACAGCTCGATATATATTGAGTTAAAGGTTCGCTCTGGTACTGTTCACCATCTACACGTTTCTGAAGTGGCATACATTGATAACCAAAAGGAATTAAAGGCTGGCTCGTTTCAGTCAGTACCTTACAACGGGGATATTACACTTGAGACCACAGGGAACGGGATAAACGAATTTTATACAGATTGGCATTCGGCAAACACGCTATGGTCAAACCATTTCTTTTCATGGCTACAGCATGAGGCTTATAAGTCCCCCACTCACAGGACAGGGAAACATGAGGAGTATCTAAACAGAGTCGGTGCTACCCAAGAGCAAAAGAATTGGTGGTACGGGAAGCTTGAGGAAATAGGTTTCGATGTGGATATCATGAAGCAGGAATACCCTGCGAACTCTGAGGAAGCATTCATTACATCCGGCAAGGGAATCTATAACGACGAACTACAGGACATGGGGATGCTTAAACCATTAGAAACCCCTGATGATCTTTATAAGGACTACCTACTGATATTCGAACACCCACAAGAAGGCGCTCAGTATTGTTTGGGTGCTGATCCTTCGGGTGGTTTCTCAGACGGTGACAATGCGTGTTTCTACATATTCAACACAAAGACCCATAAACCTGTAATGAGTTGGAAGGGCAGACTAGCGCCTGACTTGTTCGGGATAGAAATCAAAAGATGGGCTGAAAAATACAACGAGGCATTTGTAGGGATTGAGGTAAACAATCACGGGCTTACGACAATCAATACGATTAAGGATGACTATTCGAATATGTACAAGCGAGAGAGACGGGACCGAGTAACCAACGAGATCACTAAAGAGTTAGGTTGGCAGACTACTGAAGTATCACGTCGAGAAATCATTGATCGTATTCGTTTGTATCTTAGAGAGCATAATGAGATTCCGGAGTCATTACTTGGAGAACTCAGGACGTTCGTAAGAAAAGATAACGGCAAGATTGAAGCAGAAGACGGCCAACACGATGACGAAGTGTTTGGGTTTGGGATTGCTCTCATGATGCTAGATTCACAGCCGTTCTTTGAATTTAAAAAGAGAACTAGAACTTACTTTGGCAATTAGATATACTTCTTGGGGCGGTTGCCTTAATCAGCCGCCCAATCTCATTAAGGGGGATTTATGGAAATTTGGAGAGACATAAAAGGCTTCGAAGGTTATTACCAAGTTAGTCACAATGGAAATATCAGATCACTAAAAAGGCTAGTTAAATATAAACGCAAGTCAAGAGTGTATGAATCTAGAATCTGCAGTCAGTTCATGACTACCACAGGATATCTGTTCGTTAGGCTACATAAATCAAAAAAATATAATAAAGTATTACATCGCCTAATTGCTGAGGCATTCATTAATAATCCAGAAAATAAACCATGCGTAAACCATAAAAATGGTATTAAGACTGATAACAGAATTGAAAATTTAGAATGGTGCACACACTCAGAAAATAATAAACACGCATGGGCTATCGGCTTAAAGAAAATTACCCCAAAATATTTAAAAGCCTGTTCTTTGATAGGTAAATCAAATGGAAAGTATTGGGGGAGAAACGCCAGAATTTTCGGACATTAAGTTTTAATTCATATACTTAATCAATAAGCCTTATCCACAATATATAAACTTATTCGCTACCCTATTTATAGTTAATAGGAGGCGCCATGGCAGAAAAGAAAAAATCAGGACCCGACAAAGCGGTCATTAATCAACATCTCAGTCAGTTAGGGTTTTTCAGTAAAGATGCATCTGGTCCGTTAGGGATGGAAGAACGCATGAACATCGCTAGTTATAACGTACACATTTTAAAAGAAATCATAAAAGAATTAATTAAGGAGTAGTCATGCAAGATCAACGACCGTTTAATGCAAAGAACGTAGGCAATCCAAAGATGGACATCATTGAGCGTATCGCTTCTAAAGTTGGTACTAATAAAACTGTGCAAAAGTTTACGATCCCTAAGAACATGGGACCAGCTAACAACCCTAAACGTAAATGAAAAAATTAGAGGACTTGTTGAAAGCAAAGATTTCTAAACCTACTCAAAGCGTCTATACAAAAGAGGCCATTAAAGCAGCGTTCGATAAAACAGCTGACCAAAGATACTGGACAGATCATGTCCGGAAAGTAGAGATAACCCGTGGCTTCTGAAGCAGGCTTGCCCGCTACTACAAACGAATCACAAGGGAAGGTTCTTCCTCAATTTGAATTGAGTGAGGAGCTACTAGGACAGGCTTCGCAGTTCGTAATGAATTATAAGACTCTTTACGAGTCACAAAGATATTCAACCCAAGAGCAGAACACTAACCGTAAATCATGGCGTGACCGACTTATATCTATGGACCGCTCATATCGTGCGATTCTAGAACCTAACAGGGCATATAAAGGGTTTAACGATAAGGCCTCCCCGATCATCCATAACAATATCGAGATGTTAGTCGCTCGTATGAAAGAATCTATTATTTTCAGTAGACCAAGCGAGATGGTAAAGATTGATACGAAGCTACCCACTAAACAATACAGACAAGAACAAATTAACAACCAATTAGAAAAACAAAACATAGAAGAAAAGATTGAAAGATTCGTAAGGTCAGCCGCTAAGTTCGGAACCTCGTGGATTAAAGTCCCTCTAGTAAACAAAGAGCGAACAGTCTTAACCCAACAAATGATCACTATCACTGAGCAAGTGCCTATCGTTGACGATGCGAATGTGCAGATCATGGACCCGAACACTAACCAGCCGATGTTTCATGAGACCCAAAGACAAGAGTTACAGGTAGTCCCTCAAGTAGATAAGAAGTATTTCGGACCTGGCTACGAAGTCATTGAGGACTTAGAAAGAATCTATGCCGACGTATTCATTGAGAACCCACAAGACCAACCGATCATCATCGAAGAGTTAATTGTATCTTGGGAGCATTTAATGCAAGGCGTTGAAAAGGGAATTTACATAGAGGATCAAGTATCAAAGATTAAGGGTAAGCAAATGTCTAGCGGTGGGCTTGGCATTGGTTCATGGAATACAACTCGTTCAGAAACTATCTGGGGAAGTACTGGCGTTAACTTTAACAACCAAATGAGTTCGTCTCAGAACAAACCAAAAGAATACAGAATGTATCAAGCGTGGTGTGATTTCGGGATTCCTTACACTGACGAAAACGGTGACACGCAGCAAAGAGTTTACCCCTGTGTGATATCAGTTATTGAGAATACAGTAATTCAGATTGCACCGAACCCGTTCTTTCATCAAATGAAACCATTTATAAAAGGTGTATGGCACAGAATAGAGGGTGAGTGTTATGGACAGTCGGCTATTGATCCTGTGTTGGGTTTGTACCAAGCTTATAACGATACTCTTAATCAAGTTGAGGATAATAAGATTCTCAAGCTTAACGGAATCACGATTACTAAAGCAGGTAACATCGCAGACAAACAAGATTTTAAAGTCGGCGCTGGGGAAGTATGGTACGAAAAAGAAACCGGTGATATCCGACCTTATATAATTGATTTCCCTATGGCTGAAGGGGTTCAATACCTTAACCAGCTAGAAGAACAAATCAATCGTGGGATGGGTATCACTTCACTCATGCAGGGCTCGGGAGATTCAACAGACGCAGACAAGACATGGCGTGGGGTCACTAAGGTCATCGCAGAATCTGAAAAGCAATTCAAGTTAGTGGCTAAAGGATTAGAGGACGCTTGTGTCAGACAGTGGGCAGAGTTCGCACTGAAAACAAATATCCAATTTGATCCGTTGCCTGTAGCCGTTGAGACTTTCGAAACGATTAATTCAGAAGCGGGCATCACTGTTTACGGAGTAGATTCATACTTCCAAACTAAAGAAGACATCGAAAAAATGCAGATGATGATCCCTCAATTAGCGCAGATACCTGGCTTTAATATCCCAGGGCTCGCACAGTCAGCCGTTGATCTCATGAGATTAAACTACGACGCTGAAAAGTACGGACCAATCTATACACAACCTCAACCAACCCCGCCGCCCGTAAAAGAAATAAATACTTCGGTGACCATGCCAATCGATATGTCTAAGGGTCCGACTCAGTTATTTACAATGGCTCAGATTCTTAAGCAACGTGGCATCGATTTAAATATAGATTCAATCGCTGAAGCTACAAAGTTCTTTGTGGACTTCGTAGACCCAGATACAAAAAGCCAGTCAGGCGTTCTCCCACCTTCGTATGATTCTTATTCAGCAGGTGACAAGCGAAGCAAAAAGATGAAGAAACCAGAGGGGATTCTAGGAGAGCAAGACGATGATTAGAGATTTAATTTTTAACCTACGAAACGAAGGACGCTGGCAAGAAATAGAAGATGCGCTTAATGATATGAAACAAGACGTAGTTAAGGAAATGTTAAACGGAGAGATTAAAACACAATCTGATTTAGATAAGGCGAACGCTCGCCTTGAGGTACTAGATCAGGTTTTAAATTTGGAGTTCAAGAAAGAGGTGGTCAAACCTCTATAAAAAACCCATCGCAGGATGTAAAGCTGAATTCGTCACACCGACGTTAAAGGAGAGAAAATGGATAATATTAATCAGGCAGCACAGCCTGTCAATCAGCCGGTAGCACAACCGCAACAGCAGGAACCGCAAGCTCCCTCAGCAATCCCTTACGATAGATTCGCAAGTGTGATTGCCGAAAGAAATACATTGCGAGACCAATTAAACCAGGTAGCTGGTCAAATGGCACAGGCTCAACCACAGCCGTCAACTTCAGTGCAAGGGATCAATACAGTCGATGAACTTTTAAACGCTGTGAATCAAACGCTAGACAAACGGTTCTCTCAAGCAGAGACGACCAGATTGGCACCGCTCGAGAATCAGCTCAAAGACTATCGATTCCAGAACACTGTAGAAGGTTATTTCGCTAGTAGTCCAGAGAAGGCACAACTTCGACAAGACATGGATGCTTATACCGCTTCTCTTACACCTCAAGAGCAAGCGTTCTTAAAAGATTCTGTGGCTAACGGACGAACACAATGGTTAGACAATATTTATCATTCTGTAGCGCAACAAAAGCAAAGCAGTTTGGTAAATAGAGCTACCCAACAATCGCATCAGAATGCGGGTATTGCACAAACTCCTACGCAATATCGAACTATGGGACAGGTAGAGCCGACAATGGGAGACAAGATCAATCACGCTAAACAAACTAGGGACTGGTCATCTGTGTTTCAAAGTATGGTCCCACCGTCTAGGGAGTAATAAGGAATAAATCATGGGTATTAATTTATACACCACTGATAAAACGATTGGTAACAGAGAAGACTTAACAGATATTCTTACGAATATTAGTCCTACTGAAACACCGTTTATCAGTTCAATTGGCCGGGTATCGGCTCGTTCAGTATTGCACGAATGGCAAACAGATACGTTATCAGACGTAGCAACCAACTCTCAAGACGAAGGTTTTTCTGCTACTAACGCATCTGCTGGCGTAACTACTCGTTTAGGTAACCGTACACAAATCTTCTCGAAGGTTGTTATGGTTTCTAATACTGAGTTAGCAATGAACCCAGCCGGTCGTGATAACGAATATAGTTATCAACTCCAAAAACGAACTAAAGAATTAGCTCGTGACTTAGAATCTGCTTGTTTAGTTCAATCTGCACAATCATCCGGTGAAGCGACTGCAGGTACTGCACGCCTCATGGAAGGTTTGGGTTTAGGCGGAACTTATGGTTCTGCTGCAACTGCTGGTTTAGGCGGATGGATTTCTGCAAACTACTATGTTGGAACTGCGCTTGGCTTAACTGCTGGTGGTAACAACGGTGTATCTGCAGGTTCTGCTCGTTTCAACTTAACAGAAACACTTTTAAACAATTTGTTTCAAGTTATCTGGGAGCAAGGCGGAGCGCCAGATATGGTGTTTGCGAACGGATACTTACGACGTGTTATTTCTGGTTTCACAACTAACAACACTCGTTTCCAAACCATCCCTAACAGTAACTCAGAAGTTATGTTAAATGGTTCGGTAGACGTTTATCGCTATGACTTCGGTGTCGTATCGATTAAATCGAACCGCTATATGAGCAACACTCAAGTTGCAGCCGTTCAAACTGAATACTTCAAACTCGCTGAACTGCGTGGAATGAACTTCAAAGAATTGGCTACAGACGGTGATAGAACTCGTGGACTTTTAACTTACGAAGCTACCTTGGCGGCATACGCTCCAAGAACTGGCGGGGTTATTCGTCAAGTTGCGTCTGCTTTAGGTGGAACTGCTTCTGACTAGTATTTAACGGGTGGGGGGTTAGGCGCCACCGAGCCCCCCACTCCACAGGGAGAAAATATGAAAGGCATAAACGCAGACAAATGGTTAATAGATAAGGGCGATTATCAGATCGTCCCCGAAGCGGTGAACGTCGATATGGCTCACGCTATTAATGATTCATTAAGAGAGGCTCGAGAAAATAAAGGCTGGACTAAGGACCGAACTGGGAAACTCCTAGGGCGGATACCTTACGACATTCTTTATAACTACGCATGGGCCCACGGTGTACCAGATACTAAACAACAAGAATGGTACGCATCGGAAAAAGGTAAACACTACATAGAGCTATTAAAAGAGTTTCCTATGTTTAAAGCGAGTAACGCATGAGAGTTTGTGTACACACAGTCGGTGATGGGGGCGTTGCGTTCTATCGAACCAAGCAACCTTATTTATGGGTCGGGAATAATTCCGATATTGATGTGTTCATTTACGATCCAAAAGCTCATTCACCACAAAGATTAAAAGACGAAATAGAAGCGGCAGACGTTTTGGTTTATCAAATGTGTTTCGGTGAATTCATAAAGAATATTATTCTTGATAACAAGAAGCGAATTAAGCCGAAGAAAATAGTTTTAGAATATGATGATTTTATTTTCGGTGTTCATCCTATGAACCCTGCATATAAAACTTTCGGCACTGAAGAAATATTTATTACATACAAAGATAAGTTCTCAGCTCAGAACGCCAAGAATGTATTAAGAGCAAAGGGCGACATGAGAGAGATTATCGACAATCCTGATGGTTCATCTACATTCGAAATGTGGAAGGACGGCAAAGACGGGTTTCATTTAAAAGAGAATCGACTCCGTGCCTTGGGTGCACAGTACGCAATAGCTCACTGTGACCTTGTAACCGTGACTAATAACTATCTAGGCAAACAATATAGAAAATACCGACCGACTGGACCGATTGCAGTGGTCCCTAATGTGGTTGATTTTAAACGCTGGCTCCCTATGAAGAAAAACGAAAGCAAAGAAATCCGATTAGGTTGGCAAGGCGGGTCAGCTCATTATGCAGACTTACATTTAGTGCGTAAGCCACTTTGGAAACTACTTGATAAACATCCTAATTTAAAAATAGTCCTTCAAGGGGTTGGGTTTGACGCCCTGTTTAAGCCTAACCCTGACAATGGAATGAAAGACTATTCAGACCGTATCGAATGGCGAGCGTGGCATTCTGATAATTTAACTTATCCAGTTGACCTAAGAGACATGAGAGCAGACCTCGCAATGTGTCCGGTGATAGATGATGCGTTTAACCGTGGAAAGTCAGAGCTTAAATGGGTTGAGTTCGGAGCGATGAAAATCCCATGCGTGGTCTCACCGGTTTGTTATACGTCAGTCAAACACGGCAAAACGGGATTCGTGGCAAACAATGAGGACGAATGGTTTGAATACCTAGATAAATTAATCAGTGACGAAGCATTCAGACTTGAGATGGGCGAGAGAGTATACGAGAGAATCAAAAATCATCATTCAGTAGAAGAGTATCGAGGGTTAGAAAACATCCTTCGTGATCTGATGGCGAACAATGTTAAGAAGTTCGTCACAGCGCATATCTCGAAAGAAAAGGTTTTAGCATGAGCGACTCTACACACTTGGCATACGTTAACGATCAAGGGCATCTGGTTATCATAAAACAAACTGAGGACGGCAACGCTTTACCGGTGGTGTCGGTATGAGTAAGTCGACTCAAGTTTTTTATAACGGCCAACCTGTAAGCACGGGGAATCCGTTACCAGTTCGGCTGACGGGTGGGGCTAGTAATAGTTTTGAAAATGTATCTAAAAACTTAAGCGCAAACGACGCTAGTCTTATTTACACAGGAGATCAATTAACATCGATTGTTTACACAACAAGCGGGGGGACGATAACAAAAACACTATCTTATTCAGGCTCGCAATTAAATACGATAACGCTATCGGGAGATACCCCGAGTGGAATCGATTTGATTAAAACTTTAAGTTATACAGGAGACGCATTAACTTCCATTGCGTATTCATAAACTGATACAATAAAAAAAAGGAGATAAAAATGTCTAAAAGTAACACAACAGAAAACGATATTTTATTAATGACGTTAGTCGGCACTGACCCATCATGGAGAGCAGGCGCAACGATTTATATTGCACTTCATACAGCAGACCCCGGTGAAGCCGGATCAGCGGTGACAAGTGAAGCGACATACACATCATACGCACGTGTAGCGGTCACAAAAGCTACCGGCTGGACTGATGGTGGTTCTTCATTTACCAACTCAGGATTAATTAGTTTCCCACAATGTACCGGTGGTTCTAACGCATTGACTTACGGTTCTATCGTTACAACCTCAGCGGGTGCTGGACAGATTATTTATTCAGGCGCTTTGGGAGCTACTCTAAACGTAGCGAATTTAATTACGCCTCAATTTGCAATCGGTGCTATCACCGTTACTGAGGATTGATTATGTATTATTGCAAAGAATGTAAAAAACCAGTCTCTGTTACCGTTGAAGGTGATAGTGTTATCTTAAAAAAAGATTGTATCTGTGCTTCTGAAATTATCGCTGAAGCAAGTATGCACGCAGTAGGCGTTGCAAGTATGGAATCAAAATGATTATTAACTGTATCGTGAAACCAAACGATGAATCTATTCCAGTGGAATTGTTTTTAGATGTTCGAGCAATGCACGATAGATTTACCGTACTGGAATCAGAAGGTCAAACGGATATGAAAATATCGGTGGTGGAAATTTAACATGGCTATCACGGGGGTTAGAGATATCGCTGATTGTGAGATTGAAGGCCGAAGCCGAACCTACACATTTAGAAAAACTCCCTCACAAGCTTCTGTTATCGGACTTTGGTTTGATCTATCAATGTCACCCGGAAACCCTGTCCCAAAGTATTGGTTTGACGCTCCTCCGTTAATTGGAAAAAAGATTATCCAAAATGCCGAAGGGGCACAGTCGGGAGACGGTGGTATTTTCCATGGTTCTAATACATCACCGGAACAACAATACCTTAGAAAAATAAGAGTATTTACTAACACTGCCACGGCGTTACCGATGAACTTAATCCTTTGCGATTATTTACTTTACTACCCATCGATTGACGACGGCACGACTGACGTTCAAACAATGGATGCCACATCGCAAACACTTCCTAGATACACCTCTGGTGAAGGCGTAATGATGGTCGCTGTCACCACAGCGGCACGCACAGGCGGGCAGTCTTTTAGTGTGAACTATACCAACTCTGATGGTGTCTCAAATAGAACAAGCGCAACTGTCAGACAAAACACAACCGCAATAGTTGGTACTGTCACTACCTCGGAACGTGCAAATGCTACGAGTAGTGGGAATCCGTTTATTGGTTTGCAGTCAGGTGATAGAGGAGTCAGAAGCGTTGAAAGTGTAACGATGAACGGAACCGACTTCGGACTGTTCAGTATTATTTTAGTTAAGCCGATTGCACAAATAACCTTACCAAGTATCACGGCTCCGTACGAAAAAGATTTTTATATTAACTCACAAGAATTACCAAAGATAGAAGACAACGCATATTTAAATTTTCTAAGCTTACCTTTAGGTTCCCTTGCCGCTACTGCGGTAAGTGGTGATTTACAGGTAATCTGGAAATAAAAAAAGGAGTAAATTATGGCAGGTTTTGCAAGTTCAGACGCAATAGTTGCGGCGTTATCGGCAGGTCAAACATTTAAATCAAATTGGGGAAAGAACTTCAACCCAACTGCGGCGGCAGTAGCAAACGAATGGCACACGTTATTTCGTGGCGCAGGGAATCCGCCAGCTGATGCGATATTCGATACCGGATCAAACAACGTTTTCAACCCACTAAAAGACAGCACCGCATCGGCGGCTTCGATTGTTAACGGTGGGGACGTACAAGCATCTGGCTATCAAAAGCATTTACTTTCAGCCTCGATAGTTACAGCGGCGGCAACAGTAGTGCCTTGCACCGTTGCTTTAGTGGACGTTGTGGGATGGATTCGCCGTACTCCTGCATCGAGTTTGACAGCTGACGGAATCACCAACACACTCGCACAATCTGACACGTTCACAGCGGCAACTTCGGATATTTGTACTTACACTTCGACTGCAAATATCCCGTCAAATATATTGACCGGCACGAGAGTAAGGTTAACCACGACTACCACGCTACCCGCTGGGCTGGCTCTGGCAACGGACTACTATGTTATTCGATTGAGTGATACTACATTCTCGCTTGCATCGTCTTACGCAAATGCTATTGCAGGCACGGCGGTAGACATTACTGATACCGGAACAGGCACACATACTATTTCTTGGCTATTGCCTCGCTATACGAATGGTGCCGGAGTTCAAGCGATTGCTTTTAATCCCGGCGCTTCAGCACTTGCGGCGGCAACTCCAAACATGGCGCTTGGGTATACAAATTCAGCTCAGGTAACATCGAGAGCGACCCCGACAGTTTTACCTATCGGAAAGACTGCGGCCACAAATAGTCACATCTTATATACGGGTGCGACAGGTACAGGAAAATATAATTATGCGATGCCTTTGCAATCCGGTGATGCTGGCATTGCTCAGATTGACACGCTCCAAAACACAATCAGTTATGGCGCCGGTAACTACAGCGTAGCGATGGTTAAAGAAATCGCACGGTTCCCGTTATCAACTTTAGGTTTAGCGGCAGAGCGTAACTTTTTATTTGAAATGCCGTCACTGCCTAGAATCTATGACGGTGCGGCGCTCTACTGGTTAGTAGGCTCAGGCGTTGCGACTCCGGCGTCTTCTGCGTTCTCTGGCGATTTAACATTCGTTTGGGCGTAGATGTTACTAGCTAACTATTCACAATTAAATGCCTCACCCGGCCGTCAGGTCGGGGGGGTAACTAATCCCGTGCAGTGGTACAAAGGCGGTTCCGCTAATAATTTTTATTATGGTGATGCGACTCAAACTAATTTAAAGAAATCTAGTTTTCCTTATTTGTTCTCGCATCCGCATGCTTGGATACTTGCACCTAAAAGCGGGATCACGATCAATACGACGTTAACCTCGGCAGGTTCAGGATCGATCACATTAATAGGTCAACTAATTGTTAACGCCACGATGACCGCTGATGGGTCAGGCACATTCTCAGCTGACATCCAAGGGATTTTGCAGGGCACGATGACATCGGCAGGTGTTGGATCGGCGACGTTCGATTTAGGTGCGATTGTTAACACGACAATGTCATCCGCTGGGTCTGGATCAATGACCATGACAATAAGCGGGATCGGAAACATGACAATGGAAATCACGCCGTACACAACTCTATCTCCTGAGAGTTTAGCGGCCTCTGTATGGAATGCAGTAGCTGCAGATTTTAATAGTTCCGGAACGATGGGAGAAAAATTAAATGCGGCGGGTACTGCGGGCGACCCATGGACTACAGATTTGACAGGATACAACACAACAGACACAGCAGGAAAAATATTAAAACAGATTAAAACTAATTCTAATCTGATACCAGCTGCCTTATAGAAAGGGGAAAAAATGTATATACAACTACACGATGATTTAAGAAATCTAATGAACGATAACGAATCATCCCAAGCGAGGGCGAATGCGAAATCATTCATTAACTACGCTCTAAGAGATATCGCTAACGAGTACGATTGGGAGTTTCTAAGAGGCTCGACAACATTCGCACCGACAGCCAACGGACCGTATGACTTAAACCCGATAACTCAACTAACAGGACTATCAGCGACAATCTACGGAATCGCTTCAGCAAGTTCGGACGATGGGCAAATCGTTAATGTGTTTGGGAAATATATTAACTCGACAACTTCGGCATATTCATCGGTGGTTTCTGCTATCACTGTATCAGCTTCGCTTACTGCTAGTGCTGGGCAGTCTTACACTGTTATCGATGCGTTCACTAAACCAGTGACTTCAGGGGCGATCACAATCACAACCGGATCGGGGAATATTATTTGCACACTAGGAGCAAGTGACACTTACATTTCAAACGATATCAGAAAAATAAACGCTATTGTGAATACAACTAACGACAAGAATGTTTCCAGATACGATTACAATAAATTTGTTAAAGGCTCGCCGGATGAATCTGTAGACTCAGACGTTTTAGCGTGGGATGTAGATTATGGCTCAACTGTTCGGGTGATGAATTTAAACTCAGTAGGTCCGACATATAAAGTTTTATATCAAAGACAAAACAAACCGTTAATTAACGACTGGGACAAACCAGAATTTCCTGAATATTTCTACCCCGACATCATCATGTATGCATACGAAGTTTACGGGAAAAGATACCAAGACGAAGCGGACGCAGTGAACGGATCACAACTTTATATGCTTAAAAAAGAATTAATCAATGAGATTATCCGCAAATGGGTATCAGGGGGAGACCGTCCTAGCCAAAGGATTCTGCCTCGTGGATATAAGTCGAAACTATAATATATGCCAAGTACATTACAAAACATTAATTGGTTTCCGGGTAGAGGGTTAGATTTAGATTCTCCTATTCATCAGGTAGACAACCAACACGCCGCATCTGGTTTGAACTGGTACTCGGTAGATGGAAAAAACTGCGAGAAGAAATACGGATATGCTGAAGTTAACACTTCGGCGGTCTCTGCAAGTCCTAACATTACAGGGTTACATTCGTTATACTTATCTAATGGGACTGATTATGAGTTGGTATCAACGTCTAATGGCGATATCTGGACAGACTCTAGTGGTACGATCACGACGAAAATCTTGTCGGGGCTCTCGACGTCGTACCCATTAGACTACACACAGTTTCTAGACACAGGTATCTGGGCAGATGGGGGATTTTATCTAAAAACATGGAACGGATCGGCTTCTGGGACTGTCTCCGCTGGCGCTTCGGCTATCGCATGCGAGGTCCATCTAAATAAACTTTTCACAATGGACTTAAACGGCTCGACAATTCGCTATTCTCAGACTGGAAGCGTTTCTGTATTCACGGGAGCGGGCACAGATACATTTAATTTCGAACAAAACAACGGACAAAACGGCGTGGCTATGCAGTCTTTCGCTAGAAACGAACTAGTGATATTCAAAGAGCGCTCAATGGGTAAATTAATCGGTTACGATAAGGCATCCTTCAACCTTTTAACGATTGATAGATCGATTGGTTGCTCATGTAAACGCTCAATACAGAATTTTAAATCAAACACCACGGGCGGACTCATGTTGTGGGCGAACTGGGACGGTATTTACGCTTATGACGGCTCAACTCCTAAAAAAGTCAGTCAGAAAATCCAACCGTTTTGGGATTTAATCAATAAAGATTACATGCAGAATATGGTTTCATCGATTGATGAGGACAACGGGCTTTATTTTCTCTCTGTTCCGTACGGAGCCGGACAAACCACAAATAATTACACGATAGTTTTAAATTTAAATCAACCTTATCAAGACGATGAAGGCTATCACGTGCCTGCATTCATCTGGTCAGACGGTTGGTATGCAATGAATCAAGAAACCGGAACCAATACCGCAAAAGTAGTGATGGGTGGGGCTGGATACAAATACTATTACTCAGACATGCTTTATTCTAATAACGGTAGTTCGGTGACTGCGTATATCGTCTCTCCTGGATTCACTTTCGATACTCTCGGATACTCAAACGCACTACGCAGAATCTATTGTGTGATGAGTTCAGCTACTGGAAACATGAGCCTATACGGGAACTTTGTGGATTCTGACGACTGGGTTTTACAACAGACTTTTGATATGTCGGGTGGAGCTGCAAGATTAGGTATTGACTTTGCGCTTGGTCTCTCACCTCTAGGGTTCACTGAAGCAAATTTTTCTCAACGTATTAACACAAACTTAAGAGGCAGACGAATTAAAATTAAATTCGAACAGGCTTCTAACTCAGATCGATTCACACTTAATGCACCTGTGGAGCTTTATTTTAAACGTGGAGGAATGCAAGGATGAAGGCGAGCCAAGTAGGTCAATTCCCTGATGCGTCGGTTCAAACAGAGGTTGAAAACATTTACCGTGTTTTAAACCAAATTGCATTCGGGTCAACCACAAACCAAAGATGTGAAAACCTAGATGCTTATTTTGTTGAGATCACAGCAACAGCAGGCGTGGACGTTTCGGCATCGCATGATTTAAAACGAACCCCTAGCAACTGGTTACAAGTCTGGACGAACGTGGCGGGCACCACATACGAAAGCAGTTCTGGCGTATCTGCCAACTCGGACACCGTGGCATGGTTTAGGGCGACAGTAACAGGAAATTACAGATTAATAGTAATTTAAGATAATAGTTTTATAAGCTATTTAAAAGGCTTATAAGTTAAAGAAACATAAAATATGGTGGCAATATATAGTTAGTAGGAGACAAAATGGCTGTAGTCACTATTTCAGGCGCTCCCTTTACAAACGGTTATGTCCCCACAATTTCGGAATGGAATACAAATATTTTGGGGGCATTATCAGCATCGATTAACGATATTAATTACGGACAGGTTTCCGCTTCATTAGTTGGCGCACTAAGTGCGGGATCAACAAGCCAAGTCGCAAATAATTCAAACGCTAAAGGTTACATCGACGGACAAATTGCAAACTTACAAATCACACAAGAAAGTTATCGAATAGTTTCAGGAAACTCAGACATCTGGGGAACGCCTAATTTTTTATTAAGTGGCACATCAAACGATTTCTCATGTGTTTCTGGGTTATCGGTTTATATTAACGGCACGACAATCAGCTTATCAGCGACTCAATACGCATCAGGTTTAACTCTGGCATCAGCTGGGGTTTCTGCGACTATATCAGCGGCGATTTATGGTGGCTCTGCATTCACTCGTACCGAAGGAGAATTCGGAGACACTGAAATTATATTAGACGGTTACGCATCAGCGTTCACAGCAACATCACGAATCGACACTATGCAAGCCTTTAAAACAGGCACTGAGTTCTTTTTGGGAAAAGTCTCAAAGAAAAGTACCGCTGAACAAATATCAATCTCTAAATGTAAACGTGGTATCGGAGCGCCAGCGAGAGCGACACTAACTGATAACGATGTTGTGTACCTCATGGAAGCAAACTATATTTTTATGAACAGTGACGGGTCGTTAAGTGCGACAACCTTACCGCCTAAATATCAATCATCTGATCCCGCAGGCGGAACCGCTGGGGAGTTTTATTTTAATACTTCATCTAAGGTCTGGAAAAGATATTCCGGATCGTGGGGAACCAATAACGCTATTCTTTTGGGTGCGGTGGTCTGTGATCAAACTGGAGTCGTGGCCATCGATCATGAGGACTTCGACTTATCGTGGGATTCGACCTATGAAGCTGACATCTATCCGATCATGGAAGGCACTTCTGCAATGAGTGCGGTATCTGGACTTTCGGCAATCGGTGTAAATATTCAAAAAGTAAGTGTGGCTGGAGAAACTATATACATGCCAACGCCCAGAGAATTGGTTTTATCCGCACAACTTCTAAGCACATTAACCGAAGCAAGCGCCACACTTTATTATTTATACTTAACTCCACTAGGTGAGTTTTATTTTGATACTGTAGCTCCTAGGAATAAAGGAAAGAAAAAAGGATATTATCATCCTAAATATTATTGGAGAAATATTAGTCATATTTATAATGACTCATCAAATAATATAAACCCATTCTCCCAAGAACAAGGGCTGTATATTTATAAAACAAATGGAGACGGAGCTGGGGCTGATTCCATAACTACTGGTAGTAGCACACTATTAATGTTAACCGTAACTAGTACCGGAACATTTTTTCAGATGAAGCCTGTCCCAGTTTATGCTAAATGGTTTGCAAGCACTGCTTACGCCCAGTCAGCCGCCAATACAACTTTGCAAAAGTCTAGATTAAATACGTATTATGTGTCTGTAGGGCATGGCGCATCTAATGCTACTGGATCAGATTTTTATTGCGAAATGTTTTCAGAAAATCAAACAATTTATGCTAAAACTAACAATCAAAACAATTTACACAAATTAAATAGGGTGAATATTATATGGTAGTTAAAAATTATAACGACATAGTTTTAAACTATGACTTTGGGATGATAGTCGAAGGTAAAAATTCTGGAAAATATTCCTATATTGAAATGCCTGATATTAAAGAAGTTTTTATCGACGGCCAATGGGTTCCTAATCCTGGTTACGACATAGCAAAAGTTAAATCTCAAAAACTATCAGATGTAGAATCTAAAATATTAGATGCTTCTATGAGGTTAGACAAAGCAAACTCATTAAATCTACAAACCCAAGTATCTGAATTAACAGCGAAACTTACTGAGTTAAACAACCAAAAAGGTGAAATTAATGCTCTCTAAAGAACAAAAGGAAAACATAATGAAGTTTGTCGATAATCATAATGTAATGCTTTACAACAAGACAGCATCGGCAAACGAGTGGGATGAATACTTTAAAACTTATTCAGACGGTTGCGATTACGTTATGGACGATCAAGGGTTTCTATTCTTTCAAGAAAAGCCAGATCATATTTACATTAAAGACTTCATCGCTTTCGGTGAGGGATACGGATTAATTAATAAGATAGTCAGTAAGAACAAAACAATCTATGCAACGGTCCACATGACTAATTACCCTACTCTTAATTTAGCTTTAAGACGATTTAAATTTGAAATAGACGGCATCCAAAACGGTCAATACATCATAAGAAAAGAGGCAAAACATGGGAAGTAGCGGACCAGATTTAGCACCACAAAGAGGGCTTGCGAATCAAATTCAAGGTGTCGGTGGACAGCTTCAGAACATGGCACAGAATCCTAATTTGCAGAAATTAGCTTCAGGCCAACTGTCTCCTGAAGAACTTCAATACATGAACCAGCAACGTGCGACGATTGAGGCGGGCAGGGACCCAGCGGTACAAAACGTCAGAGACTTAGCGACACAACGTGGACTCTTTTCTTCTCAACAAGCGATCACAAATGAGATTGGCGCTAACCAACAGATACAAGGCCAACTTGCTCAGACTTACGGACAGCAAGCAGATTTGAGCCGACAGGGTTTATTACAAGGCACTCAATTACAACAAGGATTACTACAAGGCGCTGGGGGTTTATACGGTCAAGCTTTGGGCGGTCAAGGGAATATTGCTAATCAACAAAGCGAACAAGAACAACAATTAGGTAAAACTATTGGTGGTGTTGGAATGGCCGCTGGTGGGATTTTCTGTTTCCTTGGTGAAACTAAAATCAAAATGGCTGATGGGTCACTCAAAGAAGTTAAAGATTTAGATTTAGATGACGAAGTTTTAGAAGGCGGAAAAGTTCTTGCAAAAGGTATCTCTAAGGTACCCGAAATCATATTTAATTATAAAGGCGTTCGGGTATCAGGGGGTCACGTTGTTTTAGAGGACGAATGGAAACGTGTATATAAATCTCACGAAGCGGAGAAACTAGGAATGTCTAACGAGGCTCGTTATCCTATCGTTACAGAGAACCATATTTTAATCACTGACAATGGACAGGTTTGGACTGACTACGCAGAGACTCCTCAAGGATACGAAGCAAATGATGTTGAGCGTATCACTTGGTTAAACTCAGACGAAAACGCAGATAAAACAAATTACTTGAAAGGACTATAAAATGGGAATGTTAGATTTTTTAAAGTTTCAGCCTCTTGTTAATCAAAAAGAAGTTATTGCAAATAAAAAGAAGTTAACTCCTCAAGAACAAGCTTTATTAACTTTTGGTGGCGGGCAAGCGGTTGGATTCGATCAACCCGTAGGACAATCTTTGTTTCCGCCTGTTAACGCAGCGCCTGGCACACCTAACAAATCTGTGACAACCGGACCAACACAACCCCAAGGCGGTTTTGATTTAGGCGGAATGCTTGGCGGGATTGCAGGTGGAATCGGGAACGCTTTAAAAGACCCTGCTTTACTTTCAATGGCAGTGGGCACTGGTTTAGGTTTAGCTTCAGGTCAACTTTCTCCTATTCAATCTTTAGGTGCAGGCGCACAAGGCGCACAAGGTATTTTAAACCAACAACGTGAGGACGAACTGGCGTTAAGAAATAAACAATGGCAAATGGAATTAGCTATGGCACAAGGCGGACAGCCTTCAAGAATGAGTATTTCGGATACGATTGCTTTAGCTAAAGCGACTGGCATCGACAAAATAACAGACCCATTAGAAAAACAAAAAGCATTAAATGCAATCAGACAAGGCAAAGCTTATTCAACAACCCCAACAGGTGTTTTGGGATCGTATACACCAGGATTTTTAGGCGGAAAATTAACAGTACAAACGGGGCAATAAATGGCCTATCAAGAACTATTACAACAGCAACAAGCGACACAAAACGCTTTAGCTAGACTGCAAAACAGAAACAAACCTAGTGGTGGGGGATTGCTTTTTTCAGGTGCTGAACAACTCTCTCAGGCACAACCTCAGAAATCAGTTCTTGGATTATTAGACCGTGCTAAATACGGTTTCGCTGACGACATCGGACAACAGCAAATCATTCAGCAAGCTACAGGAAAACAACCAGTTAAACTTAAAAACGGACAGTACGGGGTTGAGGACATTTCGCCAACAGGCCAAAAAATAATCCGTCCCGTTGACCCTAAAGGTTTCCAGATGGGCGACGTATTTGGAGACATTGCGGAATCGTTAGGAAAAACAATCACAGCGGGTGGTGGTGCGGTAGGTGGTGGATTAGGACTTCTCGCAGGTGGTGCCGGATCAATCGCAGGGGCCGGGGCAGGTGCAGCTGGTGGAGAGGTAGTCAGACAGCAATTAGGAAATTTACTCGGAGTGCGTGGGACTGAGATCACCGAAGGACCAAACAAAGGTAAGTTTGCAAAGACAGGTTTTGGACAGTTAGGCGATCAAAACGACTTTGGAGAGATTGCAGGGGAAGCGATTCTGGGAGCAGCTGGGCAGGGAATAGCTTTAGGAGCTGGGAAATTATTGAATGGAATATTAAAAGCAGGTTCTGCTCCTAGTGCTGTAGTGGCTAGTCTGCCAGACGAAAAGATTGCCCCAAAAGCATTAGATGCCGTACAAGACTTTTCAGGACTACCAAAAGGTAAAAGCAAAATTTTAGTTAAAGAATTCTTAGACGGGAATATTGACATACCGCACGAATACGCTATCGGAGACTATCGTAGACGTGCTGGCGACAAAATAATTAAACTAACAGAAAATACACAAAGAATATTAAATGAGCAGTTTCAGGAAACGCTTACAAAAGCAGGGGTTACTGACGATACATTAATACCGTTAGGACAAAGAGGATCGCAACTTGCTGACTTATTAGATGAATTTAAAACCAAGGCTATCAGACCGATCGATAGAGAAAACTTGCAAGTAGTATTAAACGAGTTTGGAGACACTCCATTAAGAGAAATAGAAAATATTCCTTATGGTTCATTACAATCATTAAAACGTACTTTAGACGATATTATTCCGCAGACCTATGTTGAGGGTCGCAGAACAGCATCAACAAGATATATCACCAAGCTTAGAGGTGCGTTATCGCAAACAGAAAATACATTAGAACCGATAAAAGCAGCTAAAGCGGCTTATGCGCCACAGATACAAGCATCTAAAAAACTATCTAATCTTTTAAATATTAAGCTTGAACAAGGTTTAGCTAAAGAAGGTCGATTCACTCCTGAGTCATTTATTAACCGGTTGGGCACTGAGCTACAAGATAGAAACTTAGAAAAGATTATTAAGTATGATGATATTCTTTCAAGTAACCCAGCATTTGCAGGCATGAGCATTAAGAAAGATTTACTAACATCGCTTTTAGGTTCTGCAACTGAAGCAAAGGCACCATTTACAGGTGGCAGGCTATCGGCTTCCGGCATTGCAAATTCAGTAGGTAAAACATTCTTAAACACTCGCAGACGATTGCAAATGACTAAAGGGCTTATGAATCTAGGCGTATTAAATAAACAAAATTTAGGAAACTCTATCAGCGAATTGGCACCAAAAACCACAGCATTAATAGAGTTGGTTGACGCTAGACGTTTATTAGACGCCGGCGCTCCTATGAAAGAAGTTTTAAACAAGGTTTCCCCTCAAGTCGCCAAGATCATTAAGAACGTGGCCAAGAATAAAGGCGTACAGGCCGGAGTTGCTGGGGCTCCTGGTCAGATTGTAACCAGATCATTAAATCAAATTCTATATGAAGGGAACGGGATGAACCAATGAACGAACTAAAACAAGCATTTAAAAAGTTTTTGGTTTCTTTAATCGGCCGAAGGATGATATTTTTAATCATTACAAACATTGAAAAATGGACGCTAACTGTCTTATGTATAGAGCAAGGTCTTAGTTTGTCTTGGGAGGTTGTGGCTTTAATTATAGCCAAGGATATTGTCGTTTTAAGATTACTTGATATGATTCAGTTTGAAAAAATAACTCTAAAGGCGAGCATTGGATCATGAACGCACCATATATCGAAATCTCAGAACATAAGAACTTAGAGTCTCGTGTTGAGAAACTAGAGACTACGGCAAACGACACTAATCGAATGGTCAAAGAAATGCATGATGTGTTTGTGGGGACCCTCGGGCAGACTCCGCTCATAACCAGATTAAACATGGTTGAGAGTGACATTCAGGAAATCAAAAAAGCACATAATCAGGACCGCTGGCTAGTGATGGGTGGGGTATCTGTACTAGCTTTCTTGTTCTCAATATTTGGAGATATGTTCAAAAAGGTAGTAGGATTATCATGAAATGGATATCGAAAATATTCTTCTTATTGCTTGGATTACCGGTGCTATTATTTGGTTTATTGTCACGGCGTAATGAAACTAAAAAAGAAATTTCTAATCTCTCTAATAGTATTAAGTGGTCTATTCTTAGGAAACCTTAACGCCTTAGAGATAGACCAAAAAGACTTAGATTTAATCACAACAAAATACGTTGAATCAAAAGAAGTAATTGCCAGATACGAGGCAATGACCGAAGCGTCTAAAAGCGAAATGCTTTGGCTACGTTTAGAAAATATAGGACTTAAGGTTCTATTAGTCTTTTTGGTAATTAAATGACCGAACTATTAAAGTTAATTTTCAGGCTATTCTTTAAACAGATTGAAACGATTCCTGTTAAGTCTGATTTACCCTATAAACACCTAATCAAGTCAGAGACAGCCGAAAGACTAGGGATAGATAACACCCCAAACGATGAACAGATTAAAAACCTTCAGCAATTAAACATTAAGATATTCATGCCTATCGAGTTGTCTTGTCGAAAAGATGGGCTAATTCTTAAAATGGAGTCAGGGTTTAGAAGCAGGGAATTAAATTTTCACAAAGAAATAGGTGGTTCGGAAACATCTAATCACATGGACGGCACTGCCGTAGACGTTAGCGCAACTAAAGGCGGTGTTCTTGTGTCACCAGAAGAGTTATTTAACCGCATTAAAGGCCTTAATCTGCACTATAAACAGCTTATAAAGTACCCCACAAAAGGCTTCTGTCATGTTTCCTTAGACCTGAGCGACACACCAAGACGACAAGACATGATTCTATAAAGTCAAGCTTTTCATAAACTATTTGTAGACAGTCACTAAAAAGAGTTTGTTATCCTAACCGTCGAGGAGAAATCATGAAACCACAAAACATAGGAAAACTTTACTGGAAAGACTTACTTAATGAACCGGACACGCCTATCAGAAAAGTCCTTTTTTGGTTAATCGTTATTATTGCGCTGGCTATATTGTCCAGTTACGGATTTGGGAGCGACATAGCCCCTAAAGGTTATCCATATGATCGATTTGTTCATGGATTTAAGCTTACCAACGGATTCTATTCAAAGAGAAGCTACGGAATTCATGGCGCTTGGGATATTGCCATGCCAGTTGGTACACCGCTTAAAGCTATGATGAATGGGGTAGTAACCGTTTACAGCTCACATTCGGCTGGTATGTATCTACTTATTAAAAATGGTGATTATGAAGTTATGTATGCTCACCTATCGACTTTAGAACTTAGAAACCTTAAAGACGGTCGGGTAGAGTTTGGGGAAGTAATTGCTTACAGTGGCGATTTAGGTGCAGATGTGACTGGGCCACATTTACACATTCAAATTTCTAAAAATGGTGTAAAGGTAAGTCCTGATAAATACTTTAAAGGTTGATATAATAAATTCACGGTTTACTATCTCTAAAGGCCTAGGCTGACTCCATGCCGGCTGACATATCATAACCGGAGCAATCTAGTTGGATTGGCCTTTAAAACATCTCCAGATCAATTTAAATGCCGTTTTTAGCCATCTTTTCTTGAAACACGTCTGCAATACGGACTAAATCATCGGCATATAGTTTTTCTTGTTTTTTAGAGCGCTCACATAGATCGAGATATCTATTAACTCCCTCACGTCTAATCAACACTTCAATAAATTTATGTGGGTGATAATTCATCTCTAGGTTACATCCGGCACAGGAATGCGTAGCGTTTAATTCGTCCCATCTTGTAGCGTAATACCTACGACTAACCCAGTGAAAGCAGTGTTCAGTATCCCTGTTTTCTTGGTGGATGTATCCGGAGAAATAACAGACTGGACTTTTTGAGCGAATGTAGGTCGCAAAAGCCGTGTCAGCTTTTTGAACTAACTTTTTTCTATTTGGTTTTTTTTGATCTTTTGGTTTCTTTAGCACAAGTAAATTGTATAATACTTTCGAGAGATTCCTAATTTCTTACTAGTTGATGGGGGCTCGCTAGGTAAATAAAAGCCCCTACTAATTTTTTCATGTCCCTCGGTGTGGCCATCGGGGGATGTAAAATAAAACTATGGCCGTGTCCGGAAACGGTAGCCAACCGCTCGACGATGTTGGTATGTAAAAAGCACGGCCTCAAAAATACCACTTGCAATCATACGGAAAATAATTTTTAATATATTCGCTAGGTCGAGCTAGCGATAAACTGTTAAAATAAACAGCCCACTGCTCGACCGGTGGGTTTTGTTTTTATAGACACTTTCCCAACAAAAAAAAGAACTAGCTGAACCGCACCCAGCCTAATAGTGCCGTTGTACTTTTAAAGACAGTCCACGGGGAGACATCCCAATACCTGCCTGACCATGAAGCCATTCACTAAGTGATTTCATGAGCAGGTAAGACCTATAGAGAAATATGGGACTATAGGCCGCCTGTTTAGAGAGTCGTGTTAAGAATACCAACGTTCAACCGTAGAGATGGGAATGAATGTATTCGTGTAATTAAAAGGGGGATATGTGCCAAATCCAAAAGAGAATCTAAAAAGAATAAAGACCATAAAGCTAAAGGAAGTAAGGACGTTTGAAGACAATGAATTTATTAAAACAATTAGACACGCAAAAGGCAGTGATAATTATTGGCAAAAAATTGGCGACAAAAAAGGTGGCAAAATAACGGTTTATAAATTAAACACAAACAATAGTTGAAATAAACACTTGACTTTGGGTATATTATCTGTCAATAATTAAACAAAGGAGTGCATATGAAAAGATTAATAGTTTTGATTATGTTATTAATGATCGGTACTGCAAACGCTCGGATATTAGAGATTGAGTATAAAAGAACGGCAAACAATGTTTACGAAGCTAAGAGTAAATACGGACGAAGCATAGTTTATGTAAAGGATTGCAGTGAGGACACTAGTTATTTGGACCAATGGAAAAAAGGTTACTTTCAAGAAGAAAAGATAAAAGAACTTTATTACTACACATTAATGACAGAGAAGGCTACATGCCCAGTAATTGACATAGAAGAGCTGGAAACTTACTAATAGGAGAAATAAACAGTGCTTAACCTAACAGATGATTTTGATTTTTTGGGCCCGATTATTGCTTTATTCTTTCCGGTTTTAGTTTTTATTACAATAATTTGGTTTTGTTTTGACAAACAGCATAAGTTGGAAATGACATGTAAGCCATACACGATCCAGAGTATCTCCAAACCATTTTCTACAGGTGGGATAGGTTCGGTTTTGATGTCAGAAGTTTTTACAAATGAGGGCTTAAGGGTGGTTACATATACAGACTGGATAAACGGTTTAAATGTTGGCTCAATAATAGCTATAAATAACGATAACGAGGTATGCATTAGTTTAATGAGGAGGGTTAGAAATGAAGCGCCTAATAATTAACAAGCTTGATAACGGTTTCTTTGGCATCCGCTCTAACTTTGTAGAACGTGAGGACGTAGAAGTCGTTTACAACGGAGAGACATACCTAGTTAAACGTGGCACTAAACCTCACAGAATATCACAGATACCAAGTAAGTTTGAAGAAAAGCCGATGACTATTTTTATGTACAAAGCCCCAGTGATAGCAAACTTAGAGAATCAAATGAGGTTATTTTGATGGCTGGCTGGATGTCAAATTGTGGTTGTAGTGAAATTAGAAGCGCTGTCTCTTGGCCGGTAAAAAAGCAAATTTTTTTATGGTTTTATAAATGGGAAATTGAATGCAGGCCATCTATTACCAAAAGTGAATGCGCAAAACACAGTAAAACTGGAAAGTTTGAAATTCAAACAAATTAGGAAAATAAATGAAAGTTACAAAACTAAGACCAGTAAAAGCTAAATACCCTAAGGGTAACATGTCAGACACTAACGCACATAAGAAGTTAACTGAGGCTATTAACAGACTTAATAAGGAAATGGGACTGCCTGAGGGATACGGTAAGAATCTGAGGGCTTGGAAATAGCTTGACATCGACATAGTTATTTGTATATAATGCCGTATCTTTAATCGAAAGGGGAAAAAAGATGAATATATATCCAGGTGGAATGACAGGGGCAGAGTTAGACGACGCAAGTTTAGAAGAGGTGATTGATAACGCAGACCGTAAACAGTTAACACGGATGATATTTGAATATATGAAGCCAGAGCATGAAAAGGCTTTGTTGTTAGAGATGATTGAACACTTAACTCCAAAAGAAATAGAAACAACTATTGAGGAGTTACTTTACGACGAAAGAAACGTGGCTATTGCACAGGATTTTATTAAGGACAATTGTCCAGAGATAGCAGAGTAATTATGAATAAAGAAGAAATGATCGACAGAGAATGTTTAGACAAAGGTATCTGTCCTCATTGTTATACGGACGATGACTATCCGCATGAGATTAAGTTAACAAATAATAATAACGAGCCACGATTTTGTAGTGAATGTGGCTTTGAAGAATAGGAGCGAATATGGATATTAAAGCTTTGGCAATAAAGTACAAATTAGGGAAAGACGACTTTTGGGAAATGAAACGTGGTTCAACCTCACAATGGATCATTACTCATGATGCTTGTGAAAAGATTGCCGTAATGGAGAACATCGAAGTATTAGACATTAAGGTATTAAACAGCGATAGCGAGCTTGTTAGATTCTTAATCACAGCTCAAAAGGGAAGCAAAACAATATCTAGAAAAGTAATTACAGTAGGTGAGGCAGATCGAAATAATTGTAAGTCTCAGTACCTTGGAGCTATGGCAGAGAAAAGAGGGGTAGACAGGGCTATTTTGAAGCTTATAAACGCTTATGAGTACGGCATCTATTCAGACGTAGAAGCAGATTCATTTAAGAAGCCAGAGACTAAGCAAGTAGACGAAACTTACGAGAAAGCAACGGATGCGCAAAAGAAAGAAATAAAAAGGCTTTTAGATCTAATTGCTGGGAAAACATCATTACATAATTTTCAAATGACCCAATATGAGGCGTTAGGCTATTCAGGGGCGTCTAGTACAGACAGCGCAACTAAGGCACAGGCAACTAAGTTAATCGATTACTTAAAAAATAATAGTTAGGTGTGGTTAATCCACATATTTTGCGATTTGGTCGATCAGCCATTTTGCAAGATCGGTTTTTCCCCGATAACCGCTTAAAAAGTCCGGCAGGACGAATCGGGGATTCTTTAAAAAGAAAGAAGGTAGAAAATGAGCGAATATAAAGAAAAAGATAACACAGGTTCATTGTGGTTAACACGCTACAAAGAGACCGGAGAAGTTAAGAAAACAAAAGACGGTGATGAATACTTTTCGGGTCATTGTTTGATAGGTGGTAAGAAGTATTTTGTGAACCTATTCGATAATCGTCAAAAGAAGAAACACGAAAGAAGCCCAGATTTTAGTTTGATGTTTAACGAGCCACAGTGGCAGGCTAAAGGGCAGAACCCTGTGAGTGCTTTAAGGAATGAACCGACTCAAATGGAGACCCCGTTCTAATGAGCTGGCAAAAATACGAAACGGAAGCTAGGACGGTTTTGGGGAAACTAAAGCCTATGATTATTAAGCGTATGAAGTTTATGGATGAGTTAAACATAGCAAGCATTAACTTTAAGTCTATAAAGGCACAGCAAGCCAAGGCATACGACAAAGACGGGTCAATGAGCAAAGCCGCTTTAACGTCCATTTTAGAAGGCGATAAACTTGTAATGGATGCAGAAACAGAAGTTATGAGACTAAAGAATGAAGTTGAAAAGTGTAAGGCAATGGAAGGCTATCTAGACAACGAATTTACGCTAGCCAAAAAAAGCATGGACGGTGAGATAGCAGAAGTTAAGCAGTTCGGAAAAGTAAATTAACGCCCGTCGGGATACGTTCCCCCTTTGAGTCTCGGCGGGTGCTTTAAAAAGAAGAGGAAATAATGAAAGAACTAAGTAGAGATAAGTTAGTAGAGCTACTAAACAAGCACGGCGGATACGCTGGACTTTCTAAGGCTTTAGGAGACAGTAGACAAGCATGGCATCAAAAAGCCCGTATCCGAAAAGTAAAAACAAAGATTGAAAAGGTTGACTATGTGTACCGTTATGTAACAGAAGAAAAGAAACAAAAGATAAAGAGAATCTGGTACTAGATTGACAACGGTCTAGAATCTGGTATATTTAACTCAAGGGGTGCAACATGATCGAACTAAGTTTCTACGAAAGACCGACATTAAGGATTGTAGGAAAGCGTTGGGTGTATCAAGCAAACTTGATTCACTTAATGACTATCGCAGCAATATTAGGATTTATAACGGGGGCTTTATGTATATAGAAAAAATAAAAATCACAAGAACAAACGCAAGGCTTGGGCTTATAAAAAGAATAGACAAAGATTACTACGAACTAGAAACAAGTAACGGAATGATGCCAATAAACAACACCGATAAATCATTAAGCAGAGAGCAGTTGATTAGTTACGTTTTTAAGGCACAAGGAAAAAGAATAGAAAATTAGAACCCTAGATAGGACTAGGCCAGTCTAAGCCGACGGGCGTATCGAAGGTTTGGGGACAGTCGATATTATTTGAAAGACTAATAGATTACCGCCCCCGCCCGTGATGACTGTGAGCGGGTTAATTGAAAAGGAGCTTTATGACAGACGCAGAAAAAGAATTAGTTGGAATTTGCAAAAGAGTTGGCTCAGATAAGATAGATTCTTATGGTTTAGCCAAAGCCATCATTGCCCGCTATCCCCAAGTGCTTGCTGAGAAGTGTTATGAGGGTGAAGCTATTCAGCTTGGATTAACCAGTGCTTACAAAGACACGGTTACTCAAAGCGCATTATGGGGGTCAACGGAGTTAACGAAAATAAAAGTCTACATCGAGGTTCAATCATGAATAAAGAAACTCTGAAGCCATTCAATGCAATTATTCAAATATGCCCTGTATGCAACAAGATAGACGTTTATCTTAACGATGGGCATTCTTGCCGTGATGAACTTACCAGACAATTAAACAACGGTGACAGTGATGAGTGAATTTAAAGAGAAAATATTTAAATTCCTTTTTAATTTGAGCGGAGACGATATTCAAACTATGGAACAGGTTAAAACACAAACAGAAACTGTCATGTCCCTCATCTCCCAATCCGAAAGCAAGGAGACCGATTCAAACGAAGTTAAAGATTCAATTGATTTGTTTTTAGAGTTAATAGATTTATTTTTTGATTCTTTTAATAAAGAACAAAAAGAAAATATTGGGGCTCAAGTTGATTTAAGTCGTGTTTCTGAACGATTAGCCAAAGCCATCCTGCAAGCAGGCTACACAAAGAATAAGGGTGAAAAGGTTTGGGAAGGTGGATTGCAATCACTGGAGATTCATGGCGATGAAGTATGGGAATCAAAAGAATTTACAGGAGCCAAAGTGGAAGTATTTATTAGGGAGGTCGAGTAAGTGATTAAAGAATGGTGTGAGAAGTGCCAAGGAAATGGCCAAAGATATGCCGTTCTTGAGAGAAAGTGCGAATCATGCCAAGGCAAAGGATGGGTACATTTAGAGCCTGTAATAACTGCAGAAAATGAATCTATTTCAAACTATTTTTATAATGAGTATTTTGATGACGTGCAGTATGAAGTGTTTGTTAGGGAGGTAAAATGAGTAACTTTGAAATAATGTGTTACGTTATGTTTTTGATTGCAATGATAGAGCTCACGCTTTTAATGATTTTGAGAAAGTTAGAGAGCATTCAAGTCTACATAAAGGAAATAAAAGAATGAGTAGTTTTTATTACTGTAACGACTGCAAAAAGGCTGTGGATTTAAAAATGCACGATACGCAAAAATATTATGGGCTAATGCAGGTATGTAAAGAATGTGCTTCGGCAAACTGGAAAGCAATCATAGACACCCCAAGCGGTGAGAAGAAGCAAAAAGAAAGAGAGGAATAAGATGAGTACAGTACAGTTATTTAAGGTTAGGGGATTAGAGAATTTGGATAAAGAGAAAGATGTTCACGAATTAGTTAAGGCTTATCTTGGGTTAGAAGGAAAAAGCAATCCATTCCAGTTAATGACTAATAATTTAAGGAATGTGTTTAAAGAGATATGTCCGGTAAATCAGGAGTATAAAAAGTATAGAACAAATGCTATTCCTACCGAAGTTCTTAATATGATTTGTGATTTAGAGAAAGTTAAAATGTTTGGAAGAATAGAAGTGTGGTATGACGATGTTACACCAGACCCAATTTGCGTAGGTGTGAATGAATGTTATGGAGTTCATGTTAAAGGTAAGTCATTCCATGATGATAACGCCCGTTTTGATTCAAAAGAAAGTTGCGAAAAGTACATAGAAGAAAAAGGATATGAAAACTGTGAGGCTTATGGAATGTCATGGGAGGAAAAAAGATATTTAGTTGCTCGATGGGGAGATGAATTAAGACCGTTAGAAGAACTCGCAAATATAGCAAAGAAAAGATTTGTCTCAAGAAAAAAACATGAATACACAAAACAGATTGTGGAAACTCAAGGAAGATTGACATTACTTGATTTAGAGGCAGACCAAAGTTTTTTAATTTAGAGGAGAATAAATAAAAGCCGTATCCAGCCCATGACCGGTCGTCACGGTTTTAAATTAAGCTGAACTTAAAGATGACAACTTTATACGGCCTCTATTGAAAGGATAAAAATGATTCACGTCATTGGTTCATGTGCTGAAACAATATTAAAAAAAGCTAAGCTAGGGCATGTGGAACCTAAAAGTGATAGCGGAGAGCAAGCACATACGATTGCCATTAGTTTTAACTTTATTCTTGGTCTTATTATTGCCTGTCTTTGGTGTTTATCTTTTGTTAGATAACCTACCGGACTGGATGGATAAGCTCCATGAATATTTAAAGAAACAAGGGAAAGGAAAGGTTGATTGGTAATGAAATACAGAAAAAAGCCAGTGGTGATTGAAGCGGTTCAGTGGTTTAAAAATGGAGATCATCCAGAGGACGATTGCTTTAGAGCATTTGAAGATACAGGGGAAACACCCAAAGAAAAAAGAGAAGGCAAGATAGTTAGATATTTTAGACATCCTAATATTCCTGGAGATATTTACTGTGAGCATTGCCAATGCACTATGCACGTGCATGGTTGGATTGACACCTTAGAAGGCGGTCACAATGTTTGCCCGTCTGATTGGATAATCACTGGGGTAAAAGGCGAACGGTATCCGTGCAAAAATAACATATTTGAAATGACTTACGAGAAGGTAGAGGGGCGAATATGATTAAAGAATGGTGTGAGGAATGTGAAGGTGTTGGTGAGGTGCAAAACGTAGGTTTTAGAGAAAGAATAAATGAAATTTTTGAATGCCCTAACTGCCAAGGCAAAGGATGGGTTCCTTTAGAGCCTGAGTATAAAAAAGATGGATACGCTGTTCATGTTGAAAGTCGAGATGATTCATTTATGGGAGGGCAAACTATTTGGGCCTCTACAAGAGAACCAATTATCGAAGTCTACATAAAAGAAGTTAAGGAGGACACGAAGTGAATAGCAAGTTAGTAAGCGTAGGAGATTTTGGTAAATGGAAAACATGGGCGGCGAGTCGAATTATTGACATTGACCGTAGAATCCACATTCTCAGAGAAACAAAGAGCTTTGTGTCTGAAGACATGAAGCGAGACTATTACAAAGTTATTGCTAGTTTAGCGGATGCTAAGTTATGGATTGAATCGATCAGACGAAGAGCTGGAGAGAACGACACAATAGATATTATCAATAGACAGATGAAGGCTAAGGCTTTAAAAGATATTAGGGATGCTGGTATATAGTTGATTTTTATTTTTAAATAATTCATACTCGCCTTGTGGGGTGGCGATGTCTAACATAATCCTAGATTTTGGTTCAGCAAACACTTGCAAAAACGATAAGCGTTATGTCAAAAAAATGATAGACGCTCTTTGCGCTGTAGATAAAAAAAATCATGAAGTGATTATAAAATGGCAACTGTTTAAAAATGCTGGAGATAATATTCCACTAAAGAAAGAGGTTTTTGAATACGCATATGACTACGCAAAGAAAAAAGGATACAGAACTACCGCTTCTGTTTTTGATCTTGAATCTCTTAAATATCTCTTAACCTTCGATATCCCGTTTGTAAAAATAGCCAACAGAAGAGATTTATATTATTTGATTGATCATGTCCCACGCTCCTTGAATGTCATCGTTAGCTATGACAACAAAGCATACCTTACTAAATATTTAGGAATTATTCCGATGTACTGCGTATCAGACTACCCCGCAACAATTTACCAGTATCATGTAGGCGGCGAGTCGAATTATTGACATTGACCGTAGAATCCACATTCTCAGAGAAACAAAGAGCTTTGTGTCTGAAGACATGAAGCGAGACTATTACAAAGTTATTGCTAGTTTAGCGGATGCT